GTAATGAATAAACTTAAAAAAAATTCAAAGGTCAAGTTCACGAGTGTCTTGTCTGAATCTGAATTCTTTAAAGACCGTGAGGTAACACCCTTGGATGTGCCGATGTTAAATGTCGCACTATCTGGTAGTTTGAGCGGTGGCTTAGTCTCTGGGCTGACAGTCCTTGCTGGTCCATCTAAACACTTCAAAACATCGTTTGCGTTGAAGATGGCAGCCGGGTATCTGAAAGCAGATCCAGAAGCAATCATGTTGTTCTATGATTCTGAGTTTGGTTCACCCGAATCATATTTCGAAACATTCGGCATCGATATGACACGAGTGCTTCACACTCCCATAACGGATGTTGAACAACTCAAGTTTGATTTGATCGGTCAACTTGAAAATCTTGAAAAAGAAGATAAAGTGATCATAGTGATCGACTCGATCGGTAACCTCGCTTCGAAGAAAGAACTCGAAGATGCTATCAATGAAAAGTCTGTTGCTGATATGTCACGAGCAAAAGCCCTCAAAGGTTTGTTTCGTATGGCAACACCTTACCTGAAGATGAAGAACATTCCTCTTCTTGCGATCAATCATACTTACAAAGAGATTGGTCTTTTTCCTAAAGACATCGTTGGTGGCGGTACTGGCATCTATTACAGTGCTGATAACATCTGGATTCTAGGTCGTCGACAGAACAAGACAGGCACCGAGGTGACTGGTTATGATTTCATTGTGAATGTTGAGAAGTCTCGATTTGTGAAAGAGAAGTCGAAGATCCCGATTAGTGTATCTTGGGATGGTGGTATCGAACGCTTTAGTGGTTTGTTAGATGTTGCCCTTGCTTGTGGTTTCGTTGTCAAACCTTCTAACGGGTGGTATCAGTTGGTTAACATTGAGACTGGTGAAGTGATCGGTACTAAAGTACGTGAAAAGGATACTCTTACAGAAGAATTCTGGCGAGACATTCTAGCAAATCCTAAGTTTCAAGAGTTCATTGAGAAACAGTACTGTATCAGTTCTGGAGGAAACTCGATTGAACTTGATTTAGAAATGGCAGAAGATTAATGAGTATTAAAATGGTAAGCGAAGGGGTCGACTATGAGTTGTCCCCTTCAACGGAGACGGGGGTCGAACAAGCATGGGATGTTCGACTCCTGAATGGAGACTTTACCGAATCCGTAATTAGATTCGGCAATATCGCATTCGATGGAGAAAATGATTGCTTAACATTCAGTTTTATGTTAATATCTACACCAGTGGAAGGTTTGTCAGAAGATGATGTTGGTCTACAAGATAGAGCGGCAGAGATTCTACAAAGCATTCTAGAAGATGCTCACGCATCACAATCCCTAGTAATGGGCAATCCAGAGGAAAACCGTGAAGATTGATTTAGAACAGACTATCCTTAGAAATATATTGACGAATGAATCTTACATGCGCAAGGTCATTCCCTTTGTTAAGAAAGAATACTTCGAAGGTGTCTATCAGATTCTCTTTAGCGAGGTCACTAAATTTGTGGGGAAGTATAATAAACTTCCTTCACTGGATGCTTTCAAAATAGAAATCGATCAGTCAGAAAGATTTAACGAACAAACTTACACACACGCCATCGACATTCTTCCAAACATCTTTGAGAAGAAAGAAGAGAATAAACAATGGCTCTTAGATACAACAGAAAAGTGGTGTCAAGATCGTGCGGTTTATCTCGCGATTATGGAGTCGATCTCTATCATCGATGGTAAACATCAGACATTATCGAAGAACTCATTGCCTGACATTCTACAAGACGCCCTATCAGTAACATTCGACACAAATGTTGGTCACGACTACCTAGTGAATGTTGATGAACGATATGCCTTTTATCATGCGCAAGAAGAAAGAATACCCTTTGATCTTGAATACTTTAATTCGATTACGAAAGGTGGTCTTCCTAACAAGACCTTAAACATTGCTCTTGCTGGTACCGGCGTCGGTAAATCGTTGTTCATGTGTCATGTTGCGGCGGGTGCCCTAGCGCAGGGTCGTAATGTTTTATACATTACGATGGAGATGGCAGAAGAACGTATCGCTGAACGTATTGACGCGAACCTACTGAATGTGCCGATAGACCAGTTAGAGAACATGTCTCAAACAATGTTCACAAGCCGTGTGCGTAAAATTGCGGATAGCACAAATGGTAAACTGATCATCAAAGAGTATCCGACAGGTCAAGCACACAGTAGTCATTTCAGGGCATTGTTAACCGAACTGAGGCTGAAAAAGAAGTTTGTTCCTGAGATTATCTTTATAGATTATCTAAATATATGTGCGTCTTCGAGAATGAAATCTATGGGCGGCGCGATCAATTCGTACACTTATATTAAAGCCATCGCCGAAGAATTGCGTGGTCTTGCTGTCGAATTTAATGTGCCCATTGTGTCAGCGACACAAACGACGCGTTCGGGATTCGGTAATTCAGATCCTGGGTTAGAAGACACTTCGGAGTCTTTTGGTCTTCCTGCCACGGCTGATCTAATGTTTGCTCTAATTTCTAATGATGAACTCACCAATCTTGGTCAGATTATGGTGAAGCAGTTGAAGAATCGTTATAACGACCCAAACAAGGATAAACGATTTGTTATTGGTGTTGATAGATCGAAGATGAAATTATATGATCTGGATGAATCTGAACAGACATTAGTTGATGATGATATCCCAGTTTTTGATAAATCTGCTTCAGGCGAGAAATTAAAAAATATTAAAGTCTTTTAGGAGATTCGAATGAATCCATATCTACACACAGCAATAGCCGTAGGTCTTATGTTTGGTTCTTATATGATAGGCAGACACTTTGGTTATCGAAGTGGTATGATCGATGTCTGGGTCCCAATACTCGAAGCCTTTAAAGCAAAGACAATTGAAATAACCGATGATGATGAGGTTATCGTTACAGATACTAATGGAGAGAAGAGGAAAGTTAATTGATGAAGAACTATAAATTTCGTGAAGATGAACTAATCGACGAATTCAAAAAATACATTGACTCAACCTATGACGCACACTATGGTCAAGGCGGACTACAATCGTCTGAAGTGATCATAGACCGTGGTCATGGTATGGGTTTCTTTTCTGGTAACGTTGATAAGTATAACGGACGTTATGGTAAGAAGGGAGACTGCCCTGCGGATTTCAGAAAGGACATAACGAAGATTATCCATTACGGATTCTTGATGTTGTTTGAGCATGATCGTATTCATGGCGATAATTCATGAAGATACATCTTTGTACGGGATTGCCGCGATCTGGTAGCACAATTTTACTAAACATTCTTCAGCAGAACCCGCGCATATTCACATCAAGCACCTGCGTTGTACCTCGATTGCTTAACGACCTTCTCACAAAAACAAAAGTGAAAGAAGAGTTTATGGCAATGGAACAGACCAAGGCGGACAAAGCGATGTATGGGTTTGCTCGTGGAGCGACATACGGTTGGTATGAAGGTCTGACTGATAAACCTGTTGCTTTTTCGAAGAGTCGTTACTGGAGCAATCTGTTTCACTTATTCCCCGAAAGTAAAATTCTTGTGACAGTACGGGATCTAAGAGATGTCGTTGAGAGTTTCGAAAAACTCGAAAACAAAACATTAGCAACACACACATACACCTTGGCTGACAACACTCTCCTAGCGGCGATGACGATAGAAGAGAAGTTGAACTATTATGTCAATCAATCGAATCCCATGACGTTGAGTCTTCGTACAGAAATCCCCCGATGTATCGAACTGTTTCCGACGAAGCGAGTAATGTTTGTTCGTTATGAAGACATAACACAAGCGCCCGAAGAAATGTTGAAGAAGATCTACAACTTCATAGAAGAACCTTATTTCGATCATAATCTGAATGATATCTCTCAGAATGAAAACTATGAACATGATAACGTTTACTATGCCGAAAAGATTAGTCACTCTACTAAATCCGTATTCAAATACTACAAGGAGCCCGATCGTAAACTCCCACAGTGGTTCCACAATCAGGTTGTTTCTAATAACCCATTTTTCTATAACTCATTTTATCCAGATGTTAAGATTGACAAGTAGTAATATTTTTGATATAATACATATATGAAAGCAAAAACAGGAGTGTGTAAATGAGACAAACTGAGTTAAACCTGTCCTATAAGGACACAAGCAAGCCGCCCTATAACGGACAGTTCTTCTGCCCGATTAGACAGGAGTTTAATAATTGGTCCGACCACATTAATTGGTACAAGGCAAAGCGACTATGAACGACACTTGGAATGGTGAGTCACGAGGCATCACAGATGTGATGATTGCACGTATTGAAACGTGGCATCGCGATCGTAACTTGATTGAAGGAAGCACTGACAAAGACCAGTGTTTGAAATTGATCCAAGAAGTCGGTGAATTGTCTGACAACATCTGCAAAGGCAAAGATCTGAAAGATGACATTGGCGATATCATGGTGGTGTTGATTAACATCATGGAACGAAACAATTGGCATATTACAGACTGTCTTGAAGTTGCATGGACCGACATCAAAGATCGTAAGGGTAGAATGGTTGATGGAATTTTTGTAAAGGAGAGTGATGATGAGTGATATGACTGGTTTTACACAAGCGGCCCGAGAGGGTGTTGTAACAGTTGTTTTTAAGAAGATTTTTGATGGTGAGATTCGAGTGATGCCCTGCACACTAAATGTCGAATTGTCCAACCACAATGTTCCTGAGATCATGGAGCAGAAAGAGACCAATGACCATTTAGTTGTGTGGTGTTTGGACAAAGAAGGGTGGCGATCATTTCGAGTGGATACTGTGATTGAATGGTATAAAGGATCCCCTAAAGAACAAGCCTTAAAGGATGTTTTGACAGATGAATATGAAAAGCCTTCTTCTTAGTTTTCTTGTTCTTATTTCGGGATGTTCAAGTTTCCCTACAAATGATTGTGAAGTATCAGTGGAAGTACCTGTAAAAATAACTGCCCATATACCTGGCATTGGAGGTGTTGTTGATATTAACGCACTTCCAGTTATATGCCACCCCTACCTTTAGATCAAAATGTTCTAAAAAAACTTAATAAACTCTTTGACAACACCCCTTAAATGAAGTATAATATATGTTGATTGAGGGATCTGGAGCGTAATCTTTTCGCTAGGACTTTCGGGCTCACTGCTTCCCCTTTTTTCTTATTGTTATGGAGTTTATTATGACCTACGAAGAATTCAAAATCCTATATAAAAAATTAGTTATAGAACTTTTACGCAACGATGCGCCAAAAGTTCCTAACATGATTTTTTCTAAAAGTTCAGCAAAGATTGCTGACAAACTATCAGACCTTTGTGAGGAGTATCCCGACTATGAAGAACGAGTTGATTGTGAAACTTGGAGCGAAATTTAAAGATATCGACTATCGTCGTATTTTTGGTATTGGGTTAGTTATGGTCCCCATATTTCTTTGGGATGTCTTTTTTTGGGTCGTTGAGAAATTGTACGACATCTGTCTAGTTATAGACAGCTCTTTGGGTAGAAAATTGAAAAAGTTTATGGAGAAGTAGTTTATGACTTGTATTGTTGTTGCTGGTCTTGGACCTGTTGGTACCGCTGTTAGTGAAGCCCTTTTGCATCACCGTGATGTTGAGGTCTATCTTGACGATCCTCATAAGGGCGAAAACTTAGACTTCCCGTCTAACATAACCGTTGATGGTGTCGTTGTATGTGTTGCCACTCCTATGAGTGAAGACGGTTCGTGTTATGTTGATAACATTGTTGATGTTTTTAAAAAATATGGATCAAATGTGAAGTACTTGATCCGGTCAACTACAAATCCTCTTTTTCTTCGTGAGTTTGCACATCTGGATATTACCTTCAGCCCAGAGTATATACGTGGTACAACTGGTGCGAATCCTACGAAAGAGTTTCTGGACTCAGAGTTCGCGATCTATGGTGGTGGTTCGATGCGATGGTGGCATGAGATCTTCGTACCGATTCTGACTAATCTGAAGACTGTAAGAT